TGTTGGTTGAGTTTCTGCCACTGGTTGCGCTACTGGTGTTTCTGTAACTGGTGTAGGTTCTGCCATTGGTGCTGTTTCAACCACTGGTGTAGCGGTTTCCACTGGTGCCACTGTTTCAGACGGTGTCACAGTGATATTCCCAGAATTGTCAGCGGTATAAACATTAGACACTGCTGGTTGAGCGTCCACCACTGGTACGGCGTTTTCGTCCGCTGATACTGTGCCAGCTCCAATCAATAGAGCTGTAGCAAGTGCGAGCGTGCCACAAAGCCCGAAGGCTTTAGTTTTTACATAGCTTGGTTTAGCTACTGTTTGAGTGTTGAGTGTTTTCATGGTATACTCCTTGTATAGATGTTATTTCTTGCATGGGCCCTAACCCATGCTTTTTTTAGTGCTTCAATCCGCACCCATCGCCCACCGTGTCATGTTTCAATGTTTTATTAGACTTATGAATGGGAAAATTAGGAAAAAAGTAATTTAGTAAAGATTTTTTTGGGGAAAGGTATAAGTTACACTCCACGGTGAGCCGTGGCTACGGATTGAAGATGGTAATGTTATCGGTTTCCGTATTTTGCTAATAGCTCACGCTCACGTTTTTGGCGTGCTTCATACTTGCGTTCGTTTTCCTCGTATGGCGTCCATACTGGTTCGAAGAAATATTCCGGTTCTTGTTGTTTTTTGCTCCATAGCCATGCGAATAATTTTTTCATTGTTAAATTCCTTTCTTATTCCCTAACCGCACTAGAGAGCTAGTGAGGTTTTTTAATTCATATATATTTAAGGAGACAATTATGAATATCAAATCGTTGTAGTTTTTTTGGTAGGTATTGCTTTTATTTCTCCTCACTAGCTCACTGCTACGGCTAGGGTTATGTGCTAGGCAATCTCTTGCCAGTTGTTATTGAACCAATCTCTTACGGCGTCCCGTGGGTATCTGATTTGACTCCCTCGACCTTTATCGATTTTAGGGAAGCCGTCTAAGTTGGTTATCCGTAAAAATTCTGTGTAGTTTCCAATTCCTAGCATTGACTGACACTGTTTCGCAGTTAAAATCATGGGTAGTGTTTGGTCTAAATCAAACGCTTTTGTTTTATCTGCTATCACTGCCGTCAGCATGCTATCAAACTGGTCAGCTAGTGATTTGAATGGGTTGTCCATAGGCGTTACCCTTTTTCAAGAGCGATAAGCTCTTTTTGTTTTGGTGTCTCACGAATTTCAAACGGTGTGAAATCGTCGAAAGATAGATTTCTTAAGAATTGCACTGCCTTTTCAGCGTCAACGTGCTTGATGTTTGTGTACTTGGTCACGTTAAAGGCTTTCTTCAATCGTGCGTACATGATGCGAATGAATTGACCTTTCTTAGATGCGAACAGATTATCGCTAGGGTGTGTTTTCTGCTCATTGAAGTACATATCTGCGAAAACACCAGCTTTACTAAAGACCACGCTTTTAATCTTGCTTACTTCACCGTCATCGATATGGACTTTCTTGTTAACTTCTTCGACAAGCAACTCAATGTCAGTGAGCTTTTGATTTGTCTTTTTAACATTTCTGTCCATTTCTTCCTTGATCCCGATAACCTCTTCCAAAAGCTGTTGGTTAACGGTGCTTTGGGTAACAAGATTCATGGCTTGTTTTTTCTGCATCTCAACTGTTTCAGCGAGCAGATTTTCTTTTTTCTTATCTTTCTTCTTACTCATTGATAATTTCTCCTTCTATGATTGTTCTTCCATTCTCTGGGACAATCTTATTCATTTCGTCTAACCAGTTTTCAGTTAGCGTCAAGATGTCTCTGAGCTTTTCAATCTGGGCGTCCTTGCCAATTCCTTGGATAAGGGTTTTAAATCTGAGCGGTGCCATTTCTTCGTCGAAGAAATCTTCGAATTTCGTGACAAGCTCGCTAAGGCTAAAGATATTGCTCACGCTATTTTCTAGCTTTTCCTTATCAGCTCGTAAGTGTTCGATGGATTCTTTTAGAGCGACCGCCTCGGATGTCTCTTTTTCAAGCATTTCATAAGAGGCAGTTTTGAGTCTTAGACTTCTTTTGACTGAATCGAGTTCGTCCGCTAGATCTTGATTCTTCCCAAGCAGTTGCTTGTTGAGGTCTTGCGTGGCTTTGTAATCGTCTGGGATAACCTCCTTCTCGATTACTTTCTCGGTTGTCTTGGTTTGTTTGACACGCTCAAGCTCGCCTTTAACCGCTTCGAGTGCTTGGTCTTTGAGTTTGAGACGACGCTCAAGCTCTTTATATTCTTTATGAGTTGTGACATCGCCATTGAAAACCGCTTGATTAGCATCTTCTAACGCTGAATTTTTAGCCATCTCAAATTGCAGCGATTTAGGGACGCTATCGAATATCTCTTTTTTAGGTTTGTTCAGATTCTGAACAAACTTATATGAGTTGATATAGTTATATGCGTTTGTTCTTGAAAAACCTTGGCTTTCTACCCATTTGCTGAATAAACCATCTCCATAACTCGATAACTCTTGTTGTGCTTTGTAAAAAATCTCACCAACAACAACTTGATAATTTTTATACACGCCATCAAGTTGCTCGCTCAACGCTTTCAGCACTTTTGAAGAATCTGGACTGACTACGTCGTAGTTAAAATCTTCAACGTTTGATAATGCTATTTCTTGCATTTACTTTTTCCTTTCTAAATCTGGTTTTCACACCACGCGCAATCCGATATAATAATTTCAGAAAGGGGGTGATTATATGGATAATTTAACGAATGACGCAAAATATCTTTTAATCTCAATGTATGCAAGATATCTTGAAAGACGCAAAGATGAAAATTCTAAAAAGGAAGCCAGAAATTTTCAAGGCATTGATTTTATCAAAGAAAACATTATGCCCGAATGGTCTGAAGAAGATATTCTTGATACTTGTTTTGAGTTAAAACGTCATGGTTATCTTAGCGGTCTAGTTGGCAATAATACTCTTTATTCCATCTGTCTTACGACCGAAGCCGTTGCAGCGCTCGAACTAAAATTTAAAGAACCTACTCTCAAAGAGAGGATTGAAAGCGTTCTTGACTTTGCGGCTAAGATCAAATCCGTTATTCCTTTTGCTTAGCTTTGTCAGCTAATGCCTTTTCTTTTAAAACATTAAGACCGAATGGATCTTCTTTGATTTCCAAGCAGGTTTTTTCAATCTGTTCAGCTTGGTTGATAAGTGTTTCACGGTCTTTGTTTCTTGCCTTGAGTTCTGCGTCGATAGACTCAAGGCTTTTTGCGATGCGTTCTAATATTTCATTCATATTGTTTTCTTTCATAATTTTAATTATTTAGTTCAAGATCTTGAACTTTATAGTTAAAAAAATATTCAACTATCTCATCTTGTGAGATTTCTAATAGTTCAACCGCTTTTACAATTTCGTCTTGTTTCCACTTCGCTTTCCCGTTGATCTTGAATGAAAACCTTGAGGGAGTTAAGCCGATAGCTTTTGCAAAAGCTTCTTGCGTCCCGTATTTTTCTTTAATACGACCCTTTAATTTAGCGTAGTTAAATCTCATCGAGTTCTCCTTTCTAAGTTCAATCTCTTGAACTTTATGGTTTTATTTTAATCCTTCTCTTTTTATTTGTCAACAGTTTTGTTCAATTTTTTTGAACTTTTTTTATTTTTTCTTGAACTTTTGCATTTTCTACTATATAATGAATCCATAAAGGAAAAAGGTAAAGAATATGAAAAATACTACTGCTGCACGCTTGCAACAAGTTATGAGCGAGCGAAATTTAAAACAAGTTGACGTAATTTCCCTTTCGAAAGTTCATCAAAAGGAATTGGGCGTAAAACTTGGAAAGAGTGCTTTGTCTCAATATATCAATGGGAAATCAACACCAGACCAAGAAAAGTTAGTGCTACTTGCTAGAACGTTGGGGGTGTCTGAAGCTTGGTTAATGGGGTACGATGTCCCTATGACGAAAGAACAACCACAATCAACCAGCCCCCATGACATAGACAACATTATTGACAACGCCATGATGTTTGACGGTAAACCTCTTACAGAGGAAGATAAACGTGCCATTCGGGGCATAATTGCGGGTTACATGAGTAGCAAGGAGAAATAGTATGGTAAGTATCGCTATGAAGCCAAATCCGTTTAAGGAAAAGATTGCTGGGGTCAAACTTTCTGAAGCTGACAGCGGTGAAGAACTTAGCACATTAAACAAGTTATCGAGTTATCCGACGGGCGTGGCGCTGAATTGTTCTATAGACTTCTTCAACATCCAACCCGAAACGAACTACACGCTAGTAGTTACTGCAAATTTTCCGAGTGGAGAGTCTCATCCCTTCCATGCTACGAACGTCTATATACCAAAGTCAAGCATTTCAGCCCCTGATAATGAAGGGTACGGGAAAGCGGCCGGGGATTTTGCCTTTGATTTAACCTTGATGGAAAAAGGGGATTTGTTCCTGTTGTTCGCTTTGATAAAGGGTGATAAGGTTGCTGATACATTTTACTGCTACTATTATTTCGGGGGTGGTATAAATGGATAATACTCGAGATATCGAAATTCCTAAAACAAATGACACCGCAAACGCTAGACAGTCTAAGGTAACTTCTATAGACTCCGGCAAAAGAATCAACACCCAAACACCCCATGCAAGTGATATAATGGACTTACAAAATCAAATAGATGAGGTAAGAAAAATGGCTATTGACTTGTATCGTGAACTGGATATCCAGGCGCTTGAGCAAAGATTGGAAAAGAACGAAGAAAACACTCAACGCATTCTCCAGCAAACAGCCCAGAGTTTAAATCAAGATAAGACTGAGCTATCTCTCCGCACTGACCAGTTAGGACGTCGTATTGAAAAAATTGAAAACAAACTGGACGACATGTATGCCAAAAACGAACTGGACTTAAAATTCCAGATGATGGACCAAAAGATTGACGCTAAATTTGATACCTTTGGTCAACGCATGGAAAACATGTTCTTAGCACAAACCAATAGGCAACTTGAGGAACAAGCCAAGAATAGAAAAGAATTCACTTATTGGTTTATTGGTATCCTTGTAGCTCTTGCCGGTATTGCTATTCCTGTCTGGTTCGGCAAATAATATCATGGAGGCTCTATGACTGAAAGTGAATTGCTTGAGCAGTTCAACGTGTCTCTTTGTGAGTTCGACTCTAGTCAGTGGCCCAGAAACGGCTTTATCGACACGATAAATAGGGTTGTTTACATCAACGGGGATTTAGACCAAGACACTCGTTTAAAGGTTATTTTGCATGAAATAGGGCACTTAGAACACGATTCTAAAAACTATGAGCGATTGCGTGAGAAATACGAAGCTCAAGCTAATAGAAATATGATCCATGAATTGTTGAAAAACGAAAATCTTGATGATTTTAATTACTTACACTTTATGGAAAAATATAATCTCACCACTATTTGTGATGAGACTTTTGTAAAAAATGAATATTTAAAAATGATGAGGAATTGATATGAAACTTTTGAAAAAATACAAATGGTATATCTTAACAATTATTGTTTTATTCTGCCTTGGCTTAATATTTGTGCCACGGTCTGGGAAGGAATCAAAAGGAAACAGAACAGTCTAAAGCTGTCAAAGTAACAAAACACCCCACAAAGTCAAGCAAACATAGTTCTCCTTCGACTTCAAAAGTTTCTAGCAGTTCAAGTTCAGAGCAACCGCAACAATCACAAGAACAGACGCAAGCTGAAGCTTCTCAAGACCAGCAAGAAAAACCTATTGACGGCGTAGGACCAACGCAATCACAAGTAGACCAAGCAACTGAACAATATGGCTATACGCCTGGATATGGCGGGGTCCCTTCCGATTCTCCTGAGGTAGCAAGAGAACAAGCAGACCAACAAGCACGCCAAAACTGGCACGATAGTCAAGTTGAGTGGGCTAGACAACAAGGACTCATGGATTAATAAAAACCAGCAAATCTTAAACGATAAACTGGATAAAATAATTAAACATCTTGAAAACAAAAAAGCCCTACACTCACCGTCGCCAAACTTAGAGTGTAGAGCAAGCATCACAGAAAATAAAAACACTATCACGGTAAAACAACCTAACAAGATTGTGTCCTTTTTTCTGTACCCATTTTATCAGAATTGAGGTACAAACACAATGACAATGCATAAAGTTGCTATCTATGTCCGAGTATCGACCACGTCGCAAGCTGATGAGGGCTATTCTATCGACGAGCAGAAAGCAAAGCTGACAAGCTACTGCGAGATAAAAGACTGGAATATATATGACATATACACTGACGGCGGTTTCTCTGGGTCTAACACGGAACGCCCTGCCCTTGAGCAGCTAATAAGAGATGCAAAGAGAAAGCTGTTTGATACGGTTCTAGTGTATAAGCTAGACCGATTAAGCCGTAGTCAGAAAGATACGCTCTATCTGATTGAAGATGTTTTTCTGGAAAATGATATAGAGTTTGTCAGCCTTTTGGAAAACTTCGACACCTCGACACCTTTTGGTAAGGCAATGATCGGGCTCCTCAGCGTGTTTGCTCAGCTTGAAAGGGAACAAATCAAGGAACGCATGCAGCTAGGCAAGCTAGGTCGAGCAAAGTCCGGCAAGTCTATGCAGTGGGCAAAGACATCTTTTGGCTACGATTACATCAAAGAGACTGGCACGCTCTCAGTCAATCCATATCAAGCCCTAATCGTCCGAAAAATGTTCGAGTGGTATTTATCAGGGATGTCTATAACCAAGCTCAGAGACGCCCTCAATGAGCAATACGGGCAAGATAAAGAGTGGAGCTATAGAACAGTAAGGGTTATCCTCTCAAATCCGGTATATTGTGGATATAATCAATTTAAGGGTCAGATATTCCCCGGTGCTCATGAACCTATTATTTCCGAGGAAGATTTCAACAAAACGCAAGAGGAAATCAAAACAAGACAAAGAACAGCCGCCCAGCGTTTCAATCCTCGACCATTTCAAGCTAAATACATGCTTTCTGGTATAGCTCAATGCGGTTACTGTTCAGCCCCGCTTGCTATCAAGCTAGGCATGATAAGGAAAGACGGCACACGCTTAGTCAAATACGAGTGTAAGCAACGGCACCCACGCAAAACCAAGGGAGTGACTGTCTATAACAACAATGCAAAGTGTGATTCTGGATTCTATTTCAAAGACGATATCGAGCACTTTGTCTTCACTGAAATCAGCAAACTGCAAACTGATTCAGATTATATCGACAAGCTATTTTCAAACACAAATCAAGAGACGATAGACCGGGCTAGCTACCAGAAACAGATTGACAATCTGACCGCTAAAATTAGCAGGCTTAATGATCTATACATTGACGATAGGATTTCACTAGAGGAACTACAAAAAAGGTCAAGCGACTTCATGGCAGAACGTGCAGCGCTCGAAAAAGAGCTAGACGCTGACACCTCTCTCAAAGCTGCAGAGCGAAAGAAAGATATTAGACGGGTGCTTGACACCAAGGACATCTTCACGCTTGATTACGAGCAGCAGAAAGCCATAGCACGCGCCTTGATAAGCAAGGTTCGAGTGACTAGTGAAACCATCGTTATTTTATGGAAATTATAGAGCGTTTTAGTAACCTTCATTTCAATCAGCGTAAAAGCACGTAATTTAACGGCATTCAATTTTTTCAACATC